ATTTATGTTGTTTGAAAAATGTATGCGAGGCGACACAAGTGATAATGTGTTTTCAGCATTTCCTGGTGTTAGAACAAAAGGCACTAAAAACAAAGTTGGTCTAATTGAAGCATTTGAAGATAAAGAAACAAAAGGGTTTAATTGGAATAACATGATGTTACAACGTTGGGTAGATCATAATGGTGACGAACACCGTGTATTAGATGACTATCAACGTAATGTTATTTTGTGCGACTTAACTGCACAACCTGGTAACATTAGAAGTATTATTAACGATGTAATCGAAGATCATATGACTCCGAAAGAAATTAGTCAAGTAGGCATGCGTCTTATGAAATTCTGTGCTAAATGGGATATGCAACGCATTGCCGATCAAGCACAATATTACGCAGAACCATTACAAGCGAGGTATCCACAATGACAATAAAAGCAAAAGAAGTCCTTAAAGATAAGTTTTGGATTGTAGAAGAAAATGGCTCTAAAGTAGGAACTTTAAGCGCCGCCGAAGAGTGCTATACATACTCTTGCGGACAAGGAACACAAGTGTTTGGGGACTTTAATCAACTTAAAAAACACTTAGGTAAAATTAGTTGGAGTACTGCTGATAAACAAACATCGGTATCAGAGTTTGAAGTACATGGTTATCCAACTAGTTGTGAGCCTTTCAACCCAATGTATGATGTTAAAAATAAATTACCGTTGTTTAGCAAAAGCAATAAAAGTAAAAGCCTATACTGTGCAGGATATTACTGTATCCAATTTGAAAAGGGTTGGGTGAAAAGTTTTTGTCCTAAACAAATTACTATTGAACGATATAATTATAGCGGTCCGTTTAAGACTGATATAGAAATGAGAACGGAGTTATCACGTGTCAACGCAAGAACCTCTTAATACTGCACCTATTCAGCAGTTCATTCAACAGGTCAAACAGGCTGATTCTGGACAAGCGAAAGAAGTAAAACTTACTTTGCAACAAGCAAAAGGATTAGCATTTACATTAGGAATTGTAATGTCTAGACTACAAGGTGATATGGAAAAGTTTGTTAAGGAAAATGCAAACAAAGAAGAAGTTGTAGAAGTACAAATGGATGGCGGAAATGCTTGGTAGATTTTTAATTATTGTATTAGGTATGTTAGTTACTGCTGGTAATGTTACTGCAAACAGTAGTGGTCTAAAAAGTTTACAAGCAGAAGCAAGAGCCGATGGCGATGGTTTGCTTGAGTTAAAACACTTACATGATCTAACTAAACATAGTGATTCTGTTACATTAAGTGATAAGTCTATTGTTGGAGATAAATCATTTAGATTCGAACTTAACAATGGTGATTGTGGATATGAACCAAATTGGAGTGATTGTGATAATGAAAGAGAAAGAACAGAACTTTACTATGTTGACGACACCTTTAAAAAAGAAAGATGGTATAGATTTTATATTTTTGTTCCAAAAGACTTTAATAGTGTAGTTCCTGCAAAAACGTCTTTTATACAATTTTCAACACCTAACCCGTTTCAAACAGTAGTAATGTTTCAGTATCATAAAGGTGGCTTATTTTTTAATATGAACGGAATGACTTTTATGGGTGATCCGTGGTACAGATTAAAAAGTGATGAAGACCTAAGAGGTCAGTGGACTGAAATCTTATTTAATACAAATTGGCATCCTGATTATAAAAAAGGATATTTTAAAATTTGGATTGACGGTGAAATCAAAGTAGATTACAAAGGTAGAGCAAACCATTTGAAAGGTAAAATAGTAAGTTTAAGATATGGTATTTACAATAGTTTTCTTAACAGATATAGACGATCAACTGGCAATACTACATATCCTCAACGAGTAGTTTATTTTGATGGAGTTAGAGGTGATACTTCTTGTAAAAAATTATTGAAAGATCGAGCAAGGTGTAATAAACTGTTATCACAGACTTTGAACCATTTACAAGACACAAAGGATTGGAATCATAAAATTTATGGGGACTGGAATAAATGACAACTCATGCAATGATCGATTTAGAAACATTAGATGTTTTACCAACTGCAACAGTATTAACAATTGGCGGAGTTAAGTTCGATCCTAATTCTGTTAAAGAAACTTTACAACCGTTTTACTACAGATTTAATGTAGACGAACAACTTAATAAAGGACGTACTACTTCTCAAAGCACATTAGATTGGTGGGCTACACAAGCAGAAGATGTACGCAATGAAGCACTCGGTGACGAAAATCGTACACCGGTAATCGAAATACTTAAAGCATTAAACAAATGGTGCGTAGGTGTTGATACTATTTGGTGTCAAGGTCCTGCATTTGATATTGTTATCTTAGAAGATATGTTTAGACAATACGATCATCATGTTCCGTGGCCGTTTTGGAAAATTAAAGATAGCAGGACACTATTTGGTATCATGCCATCAGACCCTCGTAAAGAAATAAAATTTGCGGCTCACAATGCATTAGAAGATTGTAAAGTACAAGCATTGTGTGTACAGCAAACAGTCAAAAAATTAGGACTACAACTTAGGTAAACTACTACTTTAACTCTTTAAAAAGAGATAAATATATGCGTATATAATTAAAAGGAAGTACGCATGAGTAGACCAAAACCTACGGTATTACTAGAATACGTAAACAAAAAAACATATCGCAGTGAACAAGTATTAGAAGCCGAAGCCATCTGGGCTGTCTTTCATAAAGATAAACCTTTCAATTTAAAAAGTTCAAATATGTTAACCAACTACCCCGGACCTAAATATAAGAAAACAAGTTTTTCTAATCCAGGTCATGCACACAATCTAGCAAGCAAATTAAATGAAATGTTCAATTGTAAAGACTTCTCTGTATATAAACTTAGTACAGGTGAAGTAGTTGACGAAGAATGAACAAAGAAACATATACTAAGATCTTTCTAAAACAAGCCGATATCGCCATATCAGATGTTACTATGAAAGAGTATATGTCTACATTATGGCAAAACACTAGAGTAAAGGATCAGGGAGGTTTACGTCTCACTGACACAGGAATAGAATTCCTTAAGAATAAACTAGAACTTGCAACCTACGAAATACCTTTTCCAAAAGATTTTGAACTTACAACTAATACTATAATTTGGTTAGACCAATTTATTGATTGTCCTTATTGGTTGTGTAAATATTCTATTGAAGTAACGGACGAAAAGAAAGCACTCGAACTACACCTTTTTAGTGGAGATGTTAAGAAATACGGACTTACTAAAGCATTAAATAGACAAAAGACCTAACCAAAATAGGTTGACTTTCCTCATAACCTGTGTTATTATATATACATACTAAGAAATTAAGTATGGCACTGATACAAACAAACGAGGAATATAACATGGAATCTGTAGTACGCACTGTTACTCCAAATGGAGCAAAAAAGAGTATTGTTAGGGCATTCAAGAAAAAGCGTCCTATCTTTTTATGGGGTCCTCCAGGTATTGGAAAATCCGATATCGTAGGGCAAATCACAAAACAACTTAACAAATCGCATCTTATTGATGTTCGACTATCACTTTGGGAACCGACTGATATTAAAGGTATTCCATATTATAGTGCGAATGACAATACTATGGCTTGGGCACCGCCAGCAGAACTTCCAAGCGAAGAATTTGCGGCACAATTTGATAATATTGTTTTGTTCTTAGACGAGATGAATTCAGCGGCACCGGCTGTACAGGCGGCGGCTTATCAATTAATTCTTAACCGTCGAGTAGGACAATACAAATTACCAGACAATGTATTAATTGTTGCGGCTGGTAACCGTGAAGCAGATAAAGGTGTAACATACAGAATGCCAGCACCGTTGGCAAATCGTTTTGTACACTTAGAACTTGCAGTTGACTTTGACGATTGGTTTGCTTGGTCAGTTGAACACAACATACACAACGATGTTGTTGGTTACTTAACATTTAGTAAGAAAGATTTATACGATTTCGATCCAAAGTCTCCTTCACGTTCTTTTGCAACACCACGTAGTTGGTCTTTTGTTTCTGAACTACTTGAAGATGACGATGACGAAAACACAACTACTGATTTGATCAGTGGTGCAGTAGGAGAAGGCTTGGCTGTCAAATTTATGGCTCACCGTAAGGTTGCCGCTAGTATGCCTAATCCAACTGATATACTTGCAGGTAAAGTTAAAGA